GTTAAGAATGTAGATATTTATATATGTAACTATTCCCTAATTAATAAGAGGTAAATAATGGCTAGCGATTTTGAAGTTTTTGAGGGTAAGTCATTATCGGACTTATTCAAAGACATATACGATAATACAACAAGAAATAAAACACAGTTAGAAGTTCTTATGAAAGAGGTAACATCATTTATTAAGGATGGTGATACCGCTGTGCAGATTATTCCTATGCTCAAAGAGTATTTAGAAATCAATGTAAAGAATGACGATCAATTGGTAAAGGTGGCTGGTATAGTACAACGTATGGTTGCTAATGAGTCTAAAGCAAATGATAGTTCGGAATTTGGTTTGAGTGATGCGGAGAAGGAACAGTTAATGTCCGCTGTTGAGGATGTAGCTAACGATGCACAAAAGTATTCAGATAAAATTACTAAAGAGTCGGATAATCTATTTGAGGAATAATTATGGAACCCGGATATAGAAAAAATACTAAATTTATAATTTCTGATAGAAGCAGTACGGGATTTATTAATAAAAATGAAGCTTTAGATTTAATATTACAACATGCTAACTCAGATGAATTTTATGAGATAGAACCAGCAATAGTTAAAAAAGTTTATTTAGATCCCGAATCCGATGGATTTCCTACTATTTCTAAAGGTAATAATATAATTCCTAATTTAAAACTTTTAGGTTCTATAAGAGTTAGCTTACTACACTCACAATCAGGTGGAGAAACTTTGAATGAATATATTAGGCCTATTTCTCCACATATAGTTCAATATCCATTGAAAGGAGAAATTGTAAATGTTGCTAATTATGGTGGCAACCTTTACTATTATAATCCATTAAATCTTAAAAGTAAAGTAAATATGAATAGAATTGATGGTTTAGCTGGTGAGGGGAAGGTTTTTCCTGAATTGACAAAGTATAATAGACCTGTTTTATCAGAACAAGGAGACACTTTAATTCAAGGTAGATTTGGTCAATCATTACATTTTGGAAGTGATATAAATTTTACAAAACCATTTTTAAAACTAACTGTCGGGCAGGGTAGAAATGAAGCTCTTGTAAACGCAAAAGCAGATGATATTAATTATCCACACATAACCGAAATAAATTCAGATGAAGCTAGTATTCATATAACAACCAACGAACATATACCTTTAAAAACTGCTGCTAAAAGTAAAATGAAAACTGCTAAATTAGGAGGAGCTCAACACTCCGTTATAGCTATGAATTCAGATTCTATAGCTATAAATGCAAAAGATGGCCATATTCACTCTCACGCAAAACAGAATATTAATATAGCAGCCGGTTCTAGTATAAATTTAGAAACAGAATTTGGAGAGATAAAATTAGGTGATGTAGACACTAATAATCCGGTAGTTAAAGGTCATGAGTTGAGAGATTTTTTAACAGACTTTGTTGGTGCTATAGAAAATTATGTTGATGCGATGAAAGTAGCAGAGAAACCTGATGACAAAATTCTAGCATCGGATAATTTACTACAAGACATATCAGATTTAAAGGATGATTTAGGTCAAAGTGCTATATTTTTTAGTAAAAAAGTTTTTGTTATGAACGATCATAATCCGCCGAACATTAATGCTGAGGGAACTGATAATGCTATATCGAATGGCGGCGGTGATGATTTAGATTTAGAAAGTATGTGGGATGATGTGAGTTGGAATGAAATTCAAAATGTCGAAACCGAAGAATATGAAGTTGAAAAAATAACACCAACAGCAGGAGTAAGGGGATAATGGGATTAGGTAAAGTTGTTAGAGATTTAATAAATGATAAAATAAATGCTCCAGTAAATTCGCAAAAGAATGAGGTAAAAAAAGTAGTGCAATCTATTAGAGAGGGGGGCGATTCAACTGATGTGGACAAAGCTAGAGATACATTAGAAAAGATAAACAAATTAGAAGAAGTTCAAGTGCAATTTGAAAATTATTTTAATCAAGCTAAAAGTTTAATATCAGCCTCCACAGCTTTACAAAAAACTGCTCAGGCTTTAAAAGAAGCTAATAGCATAGGATCCGCTCTAAATCCCGCAGCCGCAGCCATAGCTATAGTGCAAGAAAAATTAGTAGCTAAATTTAAAGAAGAAATAGAAGATGTAAAAAGTGCGGCAGATAGTATAAAACCAGCACTAAATAAATTAAAAAAATCAATATTTGAAATGAAAGACAAACTAAATCAAGCCTTAAAGAACAAAGAAAGATCTGATAAGGTAAAGGCTGAAAGAGATGCTCAGCTTGGTAAATAAATTAAAGTATTATATTTATATAAAATAGGAGTTAGGTATGGCAAAAACATCAAAATTATTATCATTAATAAAAGAAATAGTCAGACAAGAAGTTAAAAAAGAAGTCCAACAGATATTTATTAATGAGGGTATAAAATCTATGGCAAAAAATATTTCTCTTAAAGAAGAGAGTGTTATGGAAGTTTTACCTAAAAGAAAACCTATACCAAAAAAAGAAACTCAGTACACTAAAAATCCTATGTTGAATAATATCCTAAATGAAACTGCTAATGGTAGTGAAATGGAGGAATATCCAACAATGGGTGGTGGAACATTTGATAGTACAAAAATGGCACAAGCTATGGGATATGGTAATATGTTGGGTAGTGCTGAAGAAAAAAGAAAAATGGCAGCTATACAAACAGCACAAAAAGTTGGTGCTGATACTTCAAACAAAGCTGTTCAAGATGTAATGAGTGATTTAACAAAAGATTATAGGGGAGTAATGAAAGCTTTAGATAAAAAGGATGGTAAAATATAATGGCTTCGAGAATAGAAAAAGATTTAAATCCTGATGTTTTTATTGGTATATCATTACCATTAAATTATAATAGTCAAGGATTTTTTAAAAAAACAAAAACTACTTTAGAGCAGACTAAAAGTAATATTAAAAATCTTTTAATGACTATGAAAGGAGAAAGGTTAGGCAATCCTACATTTGGTAGCGATTTGATGAGAATCCTTTTTGAACCAAATACAGAGGATTTACAATCAAAAATAGAGGAATCTATTAGATCTTCTATGGATGAATTTTTACCATTTGTAAATGTTAAGGATATAAAAGCTATTCCATCAAATAGACAGCCAAATGTTCTAAATATAAGACTACAATTTTCTATAAATGTAGATCAGACTGTAGAAACTGTAAGCTTAGATTTAGCGGCTGCCGATGAAATTTATGCTGATCCTACTATTACAGAGGGCACATAACGGAGAAAATAATGCCGTATTCAGTTTCTAAAAAATCAGTAAAGGAAGTTAGATATTTAAATAAAGATTTTTCTTCATTTAAAGCTAATCTAATTGAATTTGCTAAAGTATATTTTCCAAATACATATAATGATTTTAATGAGGCATCACCTGGTATGATGTTTATTGAGATGGCATCTTATGTAGGTGACGTTTTATCTTATTACATAGATAATCAATTTAAGGAAAGTTTATTATCTTTTGCTGAAGAAAAAAGAACTGTGTATAATATGGCACAGTCCTTTGGTTATACACCAAGATTAGCTTCACCATCATTGGGAAGATTAGATGTTTTTCAAACTGTTCCCGCTATAGCATCAGGAACAGGCGGTAGTTACACAACTAAAGCTGATTTATCATATGCTATGAAATTAAATGCGGGTATGCGAATATCATCTAATAGTGGGATAAACTTTAGAACTGTGGATGATGTTAATTTTAAATTTTCAAGCTCATATGACTCAATGAGAATAAGTGTATATGAGAGTGCTGCTAATGTTCCTATAACATATTTATTAAAAAAATCTGTAAAAATAGAGAGCGGTGAAACAGCAACGGAACGCTTTTCATTTGGGGATGCAGAAAAGTTTTCTAGAATTGCATTAGCCAATTCAAATGTAACTGAAATAATTTCTTGTACAGATGATGATGGTAATAATTGGTATGAGGTTGATTATTTAGCTCAAGATAGTGTATTCCAAGATATGGAAAATACACCAGATAATGATCCAGATTTAGCAACTTTTTCAGATCAGTCTCCGTATTTATTAAAATTATTAAAAACCTCAAGAAGATTTACAACCTTTATACGAACTGATAATAGAACAGAATTAAGATTTGGCGCAGGCATATCAGATTCTCCTGATGAGGAGATAGTTCCTAATCCGGATTCCGTTGGTTCTACTCTACCCGGTTCCCCTACATATCTCAATACAGCTTTTGATCCCGCTAACTTTTTAAAAACAAGAACATATGGTCAAGCGCCGTCTAATACAACATTGGTAATTACTTATAGATATGGGGGCGGTGTAGATCATAATGTGACAGCAAACTCAGTTAAAAATATAACTTCTTTAACTAGAGTTTTAAATGAAACTGGATTAAATGCGGGTTTAGTTTCTACAACAAAAAGTTCATTGACAGTTTCAAATCCAAATCCAACATCGGGTGGTAGAGGAGCAGAGAGTGTTATTGAGGTTAAAGAAAATACTTTAGGATATTTTCAAGCCCAACAAAGAGCTGTGACGAAAGAGGATTATATTACCAGAGTTTATGCTTTACCTCCAAAATATGGTAACATAGCAAAAGCTTATATAGTTCAAGATTCACAAATAGATCCTGAAGCAAGCATAGCTGATGCAAGCGCTGGTAAAATTTTTAATCCGTTAGCTATGAATTTGTATTTGTTAGGATTTAATGCTTCTAAAAAATTAATGAAAGTTAATCAAGCGGTTAAGGAAAATGTTCAAACATACTTAACTCAATTTAGAATGATTACTGATGCTATAAATATAAAGGATGCATTTGTTATTAATATAGGTGTTAAATTTAATTTAATAACAAGAGCAGGATATAATAAAGAACAGGTAGTTTTACAAGCTATAGATATTGTAAAAGATTATTTTGAAATAGATAAGTGGCAGATAGGACAACCAATTGTGTTATCCGATTTAGCTTATCAGATATCATTGGTTGATGGTGTAACTGCTGTGGTGTCTCCTGAGGATCCGGAAGAGGATTCAAGCACAAATAACAGACCACCTATTCAAATTGTAAATAAATTTAATACAGGAAATGGTTACTCAGGTAATCTTTATGATATAAAAACCGCTACAGTAGAGGGTGTTGTTTATCCATCAGCTGATCCAAGCTGCTTTGAACTTAAATTTCCTACAGTTGATATTGAGGGAAAGGTTGTTGGGGATTCTATGGGCGGTGCTAATGGAGGATCTTACTAATGCATTATTTTATTTTTCCCGACACCGACACAACTTTATATTCCGCTTCAAGTAGTAAAAATTCAGGTTTAGATGAAATTTTAGAAATAAGAAAAGACCAAAAACGCAGAGGTGAATTTATGGGCGCCTCACGTATTCTTATGAAATTTGATTTATCATATATTTCACAATCTATAGTTCGTGGTTTAATAACCAATCCTAAATATTATTTAAATTTATATGACGCAAATTCAGTCGAACTTTCATATAGCCAATCTATATATGCTTATCCTGTAAGTCAGAGCTGGGTTAGTGGTGAAGGATTTAGTTCTGATGATCCTATAACAAGTGAAGGTGCTAGTTGGGATTTTAGAACAGGAGCTAATGAGAATGATATTTGGCTTAGTGGTTCGGTATCATATCAGAGAGGTGGAACTTTTTTTGGTGAGGTATATGCTTCACAATCTTTTGAATATAAAACATCTGATATGAGAATGGATGTTACTCCTATAGTAAATAAATGGTTTGATGGAACTTATCCGAATCAGGGATTTTTACTAAAAAGAAGTGGTAGTATAGGATTAAGTCCAACCATAAGTGGATCGGGAGAAGAGGGAGATTCGACAAGAAGAGGAAACTTTGCTTTCTTTTCCAGCCAAACAAATACTATTTATCCGCCTAAATTAGAGGTTGAGTGGTATGATACAAAATGGAATACAGGTAGTTTAGAAGCACTATCATCAACGGAGTTGGAAGATTTAACATTTTATATGAAAAATCTAAGAAGTGAGTATAAAGAAACATCTAAAATTAAATTTAGAGTAGTTGGAAAGGGTAGATATCCAACAAAGTCTTACTCAAATACCGCTTCAGAGTATTTAACAGTTAAATACTTACCAAGCGGTAGTATCACAAACATAGGTGGAGATGGTGTTTACTACTCTGTAAAGGATTCGGATACCGGTGAGGTTATAGTACCATTTGGATCCGGTTCATTAGTGAGTTGTGATTCTACAGGTAACTACTTTAATCTTTGGTTAAACGCTTTTCAATCGGAAAGGTTTTATGATTTTGAATTTAAAGTGATTAGTGGAAGTAATACTGATGAAGAAACTATTCAGTATTTTGATGATGGATTTACATTTAAAGTTGTTAAATAGAAATGCCGTATACACCAGAAGAATTACAAGAATTATCTTTTTATCAAAATTTAGTTGATGAGGAAGAACAAAAATACTTAGTAGAAAGAGAAAGATTGCAGGGATTAGTAGGAATTTCAGGATCTGCTTATGATGGAGGCTTGCTAGTTAGAGGACCAGGAGGTGTAATAAGACTTTTTGAAGATCCTTATACAGGTGAATTATATGATGATGAAACTACAACTCTTTTTGTTACTAGAGATGTGGATAGGCTAAAAGATGATGATTCAATAAATAAAGTAATAAATAGAGATATATTAGAACTATAATGTCAAGTCAATTAAAAATAGAAGATAAAGATAAAATACTAAGAGGTATTATAAAAAAAGTTGGTGATAAACCCTATGAAAATGGTTATTGGGGTGAACAGCCTTCAAGAGATATTGTTTTAGTAGAATTATACGATCAAAATAATAATTTAATAGATTATAAAAATTTAACATTTGGAGAATCATTAGCTACAATTGAAAATGATTATGTAGCATTAAAACCTGGTTTACATTTAAAATTGTTTGGTTATGATTCAGGTAAATTTAATATAAGATACAGATTTTTAAGAAATTTAGCTGGAAACGATAACCCAATTTTAATATACGGCAGCTCCGCTGAAGGTACAATGGAAAATGTGGTTTACCCACTAATAGATCAATCTGATTATGATAACCTTTTTATTGACGCAGATGGTAAAATATTTACATCATCTCAACGCACCCAACAATTATTGCTTACAAATTATATGTATGATATTGATAAAATTTCATCTTCTAGAACTGAGGTTAGATTAAAAGCTAAAAAGATTGATGATTTTGCTGAATTATTTAATTTTGAGAGGGTGCCTGGATACAGATATGTAGATGATTTTGTAAAATTACAAGAGAGTGTAAAAAAGGATATTATTGAAACTCCTATAGAATTTATTGGACAAGAGGTAACTGATTTTACAAATGCAGGACCAACAGATCCACCGACAATAACTTATGTTTATAATACTTCAAACACAATACAAATAACACCTCAAGAAAACGGATTAGTGTTTACACCAAATATGATTGGTGGAACTATAAACATACCTAATTTCTTTTTTTATAAAAATATAACAGAGCAGGTTAAAACACAAACTAATATTTTTAATAATCCTGGATTTGAAGATATTGAAATAGATGCTAATACAGGACAACCAACAATTATAAATACCGGTTGGGATTCAAGCATACACAATGATGCTATAAAAGTAAATAACTGGACTAGTGGATTTAATTCTTTTGATGAAGGAGAATTTGCTGGAAGCACAGGGATTGGATATCATGCAAAGTTTGTAAGAAATGAAGGTAAGAGTGGTGGTAACTGTATAAAATTTATAGATCAAAATGAGGTATATATTGATTATGATAGCTGGCCCTCTTTAAGCGGACATAGAGAATTATCTGTAAAACAACAAATGTTAGAATTACAATCTTTAGGTCCTTCATTAGGAGATGTAATAAACATTACATTTGATATGAAAAGCACCGTGGTGGGAAAGGGTGTAGAGATAGAAATTCAGTATCCTAATGATATATTTGTAGAGGAAGTTCCATCTTCACCGCCTCCTGGATATTATGATCCTAATAATCCTGGACCTACGGAGGAAATACCAGACACTCCACCGGATGGGTATATAGCTAATACCGATTCTAATGCTACTAATGTAGAGGCTAAACCACCACAGTATGCAGCAAATATAATGTCAACATATGGATTACCATCATTTAACGGACAGATTGGTGATGATACAGAAGAACTTTGGAATGGAGCCGGAGCTTGGAAAATAACAGACGTACTATCTTCTCCTACCAGATATGTTTGGAGTCCAAATTTAGGAGTGAATTATACACAGGCTGGTACTTTAAGTACAGCACAAGATTGGATTTGGAACGTATCAGGACCTGATGGTGCTTGGGGAGAAAATAATCCTAGTTCACCTGAAGCATTGGCTGGAACTGTAAATTCAGGTGAGTTTCCAACTGCAGTTAATGGAAGCCCATATCAATTTTTTGGACAAGGAACTCCAAAGTTTTCTAGGGATATATTTCCAGGGGAAAACACCGGATGGCAAACAGGAACAGTTGTTGGGAGTAATGGATTAATATTACTGAAAGATGATTTAATATGGGAGTTAGATGAGCCTGAGTATACAACTAATGCTAGTAAGGTAACCTTACATAAGTTTGCTGATTATTTTCCAGGAACATTAACCTTTATAATGCCTAATGGTAAAACCTTATATGAGGATATATTTGAAAATGGATACATACAGAGCATAACGAGAACTAAAGAAACCGGCGGCGGTAGCGGTAATATGGGAATACGAGACGATTGGTTTGTAGTATTTTACTCTGATGGTTCTGGTGAATTTAATCAAAATAAAGGATTTTTAGCTAAAAAGGGAGAGAATGTTATAGGTAGTGGTTATGGTGATAATGCGGGTGTTAAGGTTATGGCTGAGATTGACGGTAACTTTAATAATGTTGTGAATGAAAATGGTGGAAAGTTTGAAACCTGTTTTGCTAGAAGAACCTCAGGAGATTATGATAACAAATGGCAACATTACTTTTCTGTTCCAGGTAGCGGCATAATATTTAGAATGACGGATGGTGATGGTGACTTTTTTGAATTAGCACAGGGTGGAGAATTTTTTGACGATTTAACCGATAACAGTTTTGCTAACGCTTTCGGTGGTGGTGAATTGCCTGGTGAGTGGGAAGTTGCTTTTTCTAAAAATAGAAGTAGTGGTCATTGGTCAAACTATAGGTGTATAATAGAGAATCAAGTTTATAATATGAAAAGTAATGCTGGTGAAGGTATTTCAGAAACATTAAATATTGGTGCTTTTGCTTATGGTGCTGGACAATTTGGTACAGATGGTGCAGAGATAACATTTGGTAGTAGAAATCCAGCGGCTGCTAATTTTGGTATATTAGATGATGTAACAGATAGTGGTTTTAAAGAAGATGGTGAGGGTAATAGGATAGAACCATTGTATGATGATGGTAGTTCTGAGTTTAACTTTCCAACAGCCACCCTTTTAGATGGATTTTTAAGTCCAGCCGAACAATGGAAATGGGATGGTGGTTTGGCTGAATGGGTTTCGATAGAGGGTGCCCCAGCTTATAATTACGAATCAACCACTCAACAAGTATACGCAACAAATGCTGGTCAATGGGCAAAAATTAATATGGTTATGGATTTACCTGACAATTGGGATGTAACCGCTCCGTGGTATATAAAATTTAATGGTCATAATGCTTTTAATGAGGAAGCGGGTGCTGGATATGGAATAGTGTGGGTTGATAATGTTTTTGCTGATTTTACATTAGTAAATCAGACAACAGAAACACCTTTATACAAAGACTTTACTGCTCAAATTGATTCCATAACAGCAAATGGAACTATAGCCACCTTAAATAGAAATATAGAACAAGCTGCTCTAGCTCTTAGTGATGAAAATCCAGAGGTGATAGATTATGTTACAGGTGACAATCCAGGAACATTTGACTCATTTAGTGTTTCTTATTTGGTTTACAATCCATATGATTTAAGAACATATCTTAAAATGGGAAATAGATTATTTTTAACAACTAATTTTAAGAAAGATGTGGTAAGTAATGAATATCCCTTTTCGGTGGTATATAAACTATATGAACCGTTACCAATTGATATAGAGGAATTAGATGAGGTTTCGGTTGTAAAGGAAATGATGGATCCTACAAATGAATCCGTTGAGATAGTAGAATTTGTAGATAATGATGTACCAACAACAGTTCTTAAATCTCCTGATATTATGAATGTTGAAAGTCCAATTCAGAGAAGAACAATAAACTACAAAAATCAGACAGATATATTATCTTCTGATGCTTTTATATCTGATGAGATTAAAAATGAATTTTTAAGTCAGAGTATGGATAGTGTCGAAATAAATGTCGATCATTCGGATTTTAAAAATTTTGTGAATTTCAGTTCAGCTGAAAAAAGAATTAGCAATTTTAAATACAAAGCAGAGTTAATAGAATCATACAAAGTTACAAGCGCTTCTTATATTGGAGTTAGTGGTTCAGCTGATGATTTATCTTTATATCATAACAATATAAAAGAGGTTAAAAATAACTTTGATCCGTTTGAAAAGTATATGTATTTTCAAAGTTCTTCTTATATTAGCAGCTCCATTGGAGTTTTTCACGACAATGCATGGCCTAAGACAGGAGGGAGCGGTGCTGTAAATGATGATTATATTTTAGCTCATACAACATCATCGTTAGCAACAACTTGGTATAATAATCAAATATCAAGCGCATCTCTGTATGACACAGAAAATTTAAATAAATTAAGCAATATACTTCCAAATCACATAAAAATAGATTCCCAAAATCAAACCTATTTGACAATGACAGATATGATGGGACATCACTTTGATAATATTTGGGTTTACATAAAAGCGATGGGAGATACTTACGATAGACGTGAAAAATTAAATGAGGGAATATCAAAAGATTTATTGATGAGTGTCGGAAAGTCATTGGGATGGCAATTAAATGATGGTAAGGATACTGTATCCCTTGCTAGGTATGCTTTAGGAAAAGAGGTTACAGGCTCAGCATTCTCAAACTACTCATCTATTTCAGAAAGAGATGCTTCTAGAGAGGTTTGGAGCAGAATTATAAATAACATGCCATACTTCTTAAAGAACAAAGGAACTATCAGAGCTATAAAGGGATTAATAAGTGCTTATGGTATTCCGTCAACTATTTTAAGGGTTAAGGAATATGGTGGTCCTGATTTGCCTGATGATGCTACTCCACAATTTGAGATAAAAAGAAAGTTTACAAAGTCTTTAGATTTCAGAAGCTCTCAATATATACAAACTACTTGGTCTGATGATTCTTCAACAAATAGAAAACCTGATACGATTGAGTTTAGATTTAAATCTCCAATTAGCAGAAATCAAGTATTGGTTGAAAAAACATCATTAAATACATCCTCTAGCTTTTACATAAACTTAAAGGATAATGGATCTACAGATGATTATGGTTATGTAGCATTTCAGATAAGTGGATCTGATGGAATGAAGGAAATATCATCTTCTAATTTTCCTGTATATGATAATGAATTTCACTCAGTTATGGTTCGTAGAACATCTGGCAGTGATAATAGAAATGTTTCACAATCTTTTGAATTATCGGTTGGTAAGTACGATGCTAGTAGGAGTAAGATACACTTATATTCAACATCCACATTACATACTGATATAGTCGCCTCCTCATCATATAATCAAAATTGGGAAAATGATGGAACAATTTTCATAGGGGGAACTGGAACTGTTGGTGGTTACATTCAATTTAGCGGTTCATTAATGGAATATAGACATTGGACTGAGGTTTTAAATACAGGTTCATTTAAAAATCATATAGGTAATCCAAAAGCTTTTGATGGAAATACAATTTCATCATCTTATAATAATTTAGTTTTAAGATATTCTTTTGATGACAACAAAGATTTAAGTTCGGATACGGATGGTATCCGTGATGTTAGCGCAAATACAACAAATGCTTATTCTGGCTCACATCATAATTTTAGTGGTAATTTTTTTAAAAATGTAGAGGATGAAACCAAAACTAACATACCAAGCATCGGTGGATTGCGTAGGGTTACAAATAAGGTTAGGATAGAAGAAAATAAAATGTTTCCATTAGCTAATTTAAGTCGTGTAAATAGAGCGACAATTAGTGCTTATGACCAAGCTCCTACCGATTCTAACAAAGTTGGAGTATTTTTTGCCCCAACAGATGTAATTAATAATGACATAATAGAATCGGTTGCTAATTTAAATTTTGATCAGTATTTAGGTGATCCGAGAGATTTACAAAAATTAAGTTATCGTGGATTAAAAGGTATATCCGATAAATATTGGCAAAAATATACATCACCCAATAATTTTTGGGATTATATAAGGTTGATAAAATACTACGATCAATCTTTATTTCCACAGGTTAGAAAAATGATACCTGCTAGAGCAAAACCAAATTTAGGTATTTTAATAGAACCGAATATATTTGAAAGACCAAAAGCAGTTATTGGTAAAACTCCTCAGGCTACCGAACATCATTATAGTGCTTCAATAGATGTTTCGACAGATTTTATAGTCATTACCGGATCTTATAATCACGGCAGACATAAAGTAACTAAGTTTACATCATATGATGCTACAATTGATATGTATAGTTATGATACCGGATCTTCTTTTGTTTCTGCTAGTGGAGAGTTTTCTCAATTTAATCTTACAGCAAGCATAACCGAAATAGCTGATAGGCAAGTTGGAAAATCAATATGGACTAGGTTAGAAAAAGATGGTGATTATTCTGATGTTACAATGTCATTTGGAGATTTTCATTATACTGAAGCATTACAACCGATTATTAGTGGTTCTAGAATCAGAGGCAATAATCAAAAAATGATGAAGTTTTATAATAGCTTTAGCCAATCTGCTGTTGGTGATTATCATTCATCTTCATTTTACAATGTTGATATTGACAATTTAGCCTTTGAAAATCAAGCTTTTACAAATTTATTTTATGAAGGATGTAAACAGACTATAAAAACAACTACAGATAAGTTACCACCGGTTCAGTTTAGATTGACATCTCCAACGAGACTTGTCAAAAAAGACACCGGTGATTCTACATTAGATACAGGTGAAGGAACTGTAGCAAAATTTAAAACTAAAAATAAAAAGGTAAAGGGTGGTAAGAGTAAAGCTGATGACATAGCTAAGAAGGCTGTTTCTAAAGATGATGCAGTTCAAAAGGCTGTTGATATGAAGGGTGGTCCTTTAACAAAGGAAGAATCTGAAAAGGTTATTGGGGCATATGAAAAGGAGTCAGGAACTAAACCAACAACCAGTAAAGGTGGTTATGGTGGAGGAACTTCTCCTAAAACCTCAGAAAATGTAGAGCCGGCTGGTAATAAGGATTACTCAGGAAAATCCGGAGTAGATAATGAGGGTGGTGGAAAAGAAACCAAAAAAGGTACAGGTGGTACAAAAGGTGGTGATGAAGATAAAGGTGGAAACAAAGGTGGTGGAAAGTAAGAATATTTTAATAAAAATTTGATTATTCTATATTTATATATGAATCAAATTATAAAATCCAAAAACATTAATTAGGAGTTATCTTATGGGATTTCTAAATAACACAACAGTAACCGTTGATGCTATTTTGACTAAAAAGGGTCGAGAGTTATTAGCACAGGGTACTAACGCATTTAATATAACAAAATTTGCACTAGCTGATGATGAAATAGATTATAGATTGTATGATACATCACATCCAAATGGTACTGATTTTTATGGGGCAGTTTTAGAAAATATGCCTTTATTAGAAGCTTTTCCTGATGAAAATCATATAATGAGATACAAATTAATTACTCTTCCAAAGAGTACACAAAAAATGCCTGTTCTTACAGTGCAACCGGAATCGGTAACTTTTTCAGCAGGTGGTGGATTAAATCAACCAAATGTTACGATAAACCCAACA